ATGAGATCTATCAGCTGCCTTTCCACCTTCTTTATATCCACCCATAGGTGTTGGTTTATTAGTTCCACCAGCAGCAGCATTTAATCCCTCAAGAGTATCAACTCCATACTTCTGAACTGCTCCTTTAGACATAACAAACTCACCAGGAGTAAGCATCGCAGGAACTGTATCTGTATTACCACTACCAGGAACTGTTCCACCTTTATTAAAACCAAATCTACCACCACCTAAAGGATCATCCATCCCTGTTTGGAGCATATTAGTATTGGATCTAATATTAGTATCTCCTTGTGTCATTCTATCAACATTCTCAGTCGTTACTGATTGACTTAATACCTCTGCACCACCAGCATCCATCCCTTCTTCTTGAAGTTTCTCTGATGATTGATTTTGTGCTCCTGCTATATTCTCTCCTTCTTTATCCTTATTCAACATCTTACCAATACCGTAAGTTGCTGCTACACCACCACCAAGAAGAAGAGCCCCTTTAAGCATCCCTCCACCAGGAATCATCTTTAATAATTTTCCTAATTTTAACTTGGCGAGTGCCGCCATTAATTTAGGAATTAATGCTAAAAGTTTTCCCGTGCTCCATGCTACAATTTTTACCAATCCAACAGCCATACTGGTAAACCCAGTACCAAATAATAAATATCCAGCTAATAAGGTTGGCCACCAATCTTTAAAGAATTTAATAATACTCTGCAACTTACCTTGATTTTCCTTATTACCCATCCACTCCAAAATTTTGAAAAGGACTCTACCAAGAAGAACCTTTCCTATAAAATCTATAAACTGACTCCATGCACTTTTAAATGGAGCAAGTAATTTTGTTGCTGTTTTCTTTAAACCATCAAATATTTTAAATTCTAATTTATTTTCTTTCTTTCTCCTCTTAAATGTCTCAACCATCTTCCTTAAGAAGGAAAAATGTTTCTTATCTTGTTTTTTCTCTGCCTTTAAAGTTTCAATAATAGAGTCAATACCTCTTACTACTATGGCAAGACTTTCTTGTGTTTTTTCAGGAGTAGGTGTAGATACAAGTTTTGCTGGATCTATTGTTTGTTTTCTAACTGATAGAGAACCAGTTCCTGTAGTATCTGCTGCTGCTTCTGTTGTTTGATCTTTACCAAAAAACTTAGATACATTTATTTTCCTTCTTCTTAATTTAAGTTCTTTCTTTGCTTCGTTCTGTAAGATTTCTATATATTCTCTATTTAAGTCACCACCCAAACTACTATCCATACTAAAATCATTCACAGCAGCACTTAATGCCCTATGATATGGTGTATCATCATCAAGATAGCCATACTCTACAAGGATGTCTAATGGTTCAGATGGAAAATTGGATGGTATAGAACTAGGCATTAGATTGTTGCTGTTGCTTTAAATTTTCTTCCTCAATATGCTGTTGAAGTAGAGCCACATAGATGTCTCGTTCCCAAGGCATCATATTTTCAATCTCTGTTAAGCTATATTTATGATACTGCATCAAGGCAAAATTTAGTTTGAAGTAACTCTCCAAACTCATATGCAGTAGGGCTATGCGAAAAAAGACGCTAAACCCTCCAAAACTACATCACTCTTCACTTTTGTCTTGGGGTTAGTAACCTTGACAGTATGGGATAATTTAGGCATAGTCTCAAAGAATGACTCAATCTCTTTGAATTGATTGGTATTCATTTGCTCTAAGAAATCCTTCATTTCCTTCTTAGTGCAATCAGCAGCAGCCCATACTTCATCTTCAGTATAAACTTTATCAATACAAGTAGCAATCAGTTCAAATGATTGATCCATCACATTACTATTAAAATCAAAATTGTTTTTAATAAACTGTTCAAGTGATGGATACTTCATTTCCATCATAATAGAGTCATCTATTTTGATTTTATTGGTGTGCTTGTCATCTCTCTGAACTTCAATCTCATCAAGATTAATAGTTACTGGAACCTGAGTCTCTTCATCATCAGGACATATAATATTAACTTCTAGATCCTCTCCAACAGATTTACCACGAATATTTAAAAATAAGTATTCAATATCAAATGTAGGTAGATTTTCTACTTTTATTCCTTTAGAAAGAATGCAACTCTTAAGAACTGCTTTAATAGCATTTGTAATTTGCTTATTATCTTCACTCTCTAGAGCAATCACAAGAACCTTCTCTTCTTTTACAAGAAATGGTCTGTATTTGACAGTCGCACCTGTCGAAGGCAACTCTAACTCATAAGTCGGAGTCGCAATTTTTGGTAAAGGCATAATTTACTTTAGCACTTCAGTATTGTTATTTAGTGGGTTTATCTCAAAGATTCTTGAACTAGACCACCAGCTATATCTCCAAGGAGATCACTACCAGTCAAATTATCAACAACAGAATTTACAAGTCCACCTGCAAAACCTGCTAAACCACCAGCATTAAACTGTGATTGTGCAAATGGATCCTGTTGAGAATATGCTGCTGTTCTATATAAGTTCTTTACAATATACCTAACATAACTCAGAGATACTGTACATTTTAATAATGAAGAAGTATCATAGGAAACGGGCATAGAGTTTATTGCTAAAGGAAATACTCTAGTAAACTCATATTGCATTAGATTTTGATGATCTTTTTCAAACTTTGTAATCTTTAATCCTTGATCTGCAATATAACTATCAGGATATTTTATTCTATAGTCATAATTAGATTGCATCAATTGAGTGTCTTGATCTCCATCACTAATATTTCTACCATTAGTGATAAACGAAATCCACTGCTCAAAGAATTTGATTGGTTGGTATAATCCAGCATCCACATAAAAAGTTAAATCTATTCTATCATCAAATATTCTTCTATGCACATGCTTCTCTGTTACACCTGTTCTATCATTATTAATATCAAATGTAGCTAAATTTGATCCAGGAAGACTTACTTCTGAACACATCAACTGAATCTTATCTTGCTTACCAACACCTCTCCATTTAGAAAGCGCATCAATAATAGGAATCTCAACTTCAAAGTGAGAAGTAGTTGCTGGTCTTAATAAATTAGCCTTAATGTCTGAGACTCTTGCTACTCGTGGCATTTTATAAATACTTTTTGACCTTATATATTATGTATAAGAGATATGGCAGAAAGTATTAAGAGTATATTCAAACCTAAGAAACCTAAGAAATATAAAGGTGATATAACTAACATCATTTGCCGTAGTTCATGGGAAAGAAGATTTTGTAATTACTGCGATCTAAATGAAAATATTGTTGAATGGGGAAGTGAAGAATTCTGGATCCCATACCTATCTCCAGTTGATAAAAGAGTTCATCGTTATTTTCCTGACTTTATTATAAAGGTAAAAGAAAGCACAGGTAAACTTAAAACCTATGTTATTGAGGTAAAACCACTCAAACAAACTAAATCACCGAAGAAAAGAAAAAGAGTGACTAAATCATATCTTTTTGAATGTAAGACATATGCTGTAAATCAGGCAAAATGGAAATCAGCAGATGAATGGTGTAAGGACAGAAAGATTGAATTTAAGATTATAACAGAAAAAGAATTAGGGATCAAATGAATAGAATTGAAGAAGTAAAGGATGAACTAGAAAAATCTGTTAATGATCCTGAAGATCTAATGCTGATCATTATGGAGGCATTAAATAATACTGTCACTCCTATACCTGAAGTAGGAAAATTCTATACCTTTATATACAACGCAAAAACTCCTAACATAACATATGATCAACATCCTCTTATTGCTTGTACAGATTTGCAGTCATGGGGATTTAAGGGATTGAACTTTCACTGGAGACAATCTCGTAATTATACATGGGAAGAACTAGCAGGACAGCTCTATATTGTTGAATATACTGAACTAGATGACCTTCTCAGATTTCCTTATGGGAAATTCATTACTAAATAAGTAAAAAGACTATATCTAATGTCTGCAGTCACTAGTAAACTTAACCAAATATCTATTGGGGAAGGTAAAAATAAAAAAACTATATTTACAGGGACTACAATGACTCCCACTACAGATGCTGATGGAAATAAAACATATAAAGTAGAAATTGTTCAATATGATAATGCAAATGGAGATGGTGGAAGAGTAATAGGACAAAGAGATGAAACTAATGGTAGTAAGATAAATTGGAATGATAACGCAAATAAAGATATAACAGGAAGTCCAGATGCCCAAAAATCAATTAAGAATGCATCTAGAACCCAAGCAAACAGTTTAGAACCACAACTTGTAGGTAATTCAGCAGATTCACAAGCATTTAATAAAGCACAAGGTATTTCTTTTGGGACGGAAAGTGATAATGACCAAAACATGCCCACTAATGCTTATGAAGCAAAAGAAACTTTTCAAAATAGTGGAGCAGGTAAGGCTGCTGCTGGTACAAAAGAAAGTGGATTTGGATCTTATGTATTTCCTTCTAGTTTAAGACAAGGAACAGATGGTCAAGACTTTCTTAAATTTGATATGCTCAAATATGAACCAAGAGATTTTGATAATAAATCTTTCTCATTTAAGAAAAGAACAGATACAAATAAAAGAACCATAGGAA